CAACTGAAGGCACGCATCCTGCGAAGGCCGGGCCGATGTCCCGGTCAGCCCTCCGAGCCTCGGTTCCTGCCGGCGAGCGTGTCGTCGGCGTCACCTACTTTCCGCCGCCCGACAACGCCCCGACCTGGCCGCACGTCAGCCGCTGGGAATGGGAGCACTGGCACCACTGGCTCGCGCTGTCCAGGTGGACCGAGCCCCAGATCGCGCAGTACCGCGAGGACCGCGACACCTACGGCATCGGCATTCCGCCGGTCGATCGGCGCGGACGGGTGGTCGAGGGGCCGACGCGCTGGTTGTACCGCCCCACCCCAAAGCAGGTACTCCTGCACAACGCTACCGCGCCCAACGTGCTCTGGGGCGGCGCCGCGGGAGGCTCGAAAAGCACGGGTCTGCGGTGGGACGCCTACAAGCGCTGCCTCGCGATGCCGGGGTACCGCGTCCTGCTCATGCGGCGCCTGGCGACCGAGCTGATCGAGCACCACCTGGACCTGGCCCGCCGCGAAGTCGAGGTGTTTGGCGCGCGCGTCGTGGAAAACGAGATCCGCTTTCCCAACGGGTCGCTGATCCGGGGCGGGCACTGCCAGCATCCCGGCGACGAGCTGCGGTTTCTGTCGATCGAGTACGACTGCATCGACATTGACGAGCTGGCCACGCTGGAGCAGTCCCAGGCCAACGAGATCATGAGCCGCGCGCGTAGCTCGAAAGAAGACGTCGTCGCCCTCGTCCGGTGTACCTCCAACCCCGGCGGCGCGCACACGCTCTACGTGGTCGATCGCTGGATCACCAAAACGATCAGCAAAGCCGACGACCCGTTTTACGACCCGCGCGACTACGTCTACATTCCCGCGCGCCTGTACGACAACCCGTACTTGATGGATCCGGACGGCAGCTTCCGCACCTACGAAAAGCGCCTCGGGCCCCTCCCGCCGCAGCGCCGCGATCAGCTCTTGAACGGCGACTGGTCCGCGATTACGGGGCAATTTTTTCCGGAGTTTCACGACCGTGATCTCGGCCAGGGCGGTCACATCCGCCGCGTGGAGCTGCCCGCTGACTGTCGCGTGATCCGCGCGATCGACTGGGGCTACAACAACCCGGGCTGCTGCCTCTGGATCGCGCTGCTCGATGACGGCCACATCCACGTCTGCCACGAGTACCGCTTTCACCAGACCCTCGCGGCCGACGTCGCCGAAAAAGTCGCGCGCGAGACCACCAACCTGCGCGTGGGCGTTCACTACTCGGTGATTGACCCGTCGGCGTTCAATAAAACTGGCCACACCGGCGAATCCGTCGGCGAGACCTTCGCGCGGCAACACGTCGCGTGTCAGCCCGGCGACAACACGCGCGTGCTGGGGTGGCAGCGCCTGCGTCACTGGCTCGCGCGCGCGCCCGACGGCTTGCCCTGGCTGACCATCGACCCGAGCTGCCGGTACTTGCGCCGTACGCTGCCCGGCCTCATCAGCGACATCAAGGACCCGGAGGACGTCAACACCGAGGGCGACGACCACGCCGCCGACGCACTGCGCTACGCCGTGATGAGCCGGCCGAGCCCGAAAAGGACTCCCTTGCCAACGCGCTTTGCGCCCGACACCATTGGCTACCTCCGCACCGAAGCGCACCGCAGCCCAGGCAGTCGCTACTGGCGACGCGCCACAAAGGGGTGATCCATGTATCCGCCAGCTGCGGCCTCCGCTACACTCGATCCGGCTCTCGCGCCGAGCCCCAACCCGCTCGCCGCCGTCTCGCCGGCAGCGGGGCCCGGGGGTCTCCAGGGCGGAACCCCGGCGCCCTCGGCGCCAGAGCCACTGACCCTGCCTCCGCTGACCGACGATCAGCGCGGCGCCATCAAGAGCTGGTTCAGCGCCTCCGATCAAGAGACCGAGCGCTACGCGCCGCTGTGGAAAAAGAACCTCGATAGCTACGCGCCGCCGCCCGAGACGCTCGCGAAAGACCGCGAAGACTACCAGGTCAACACCAACGTCGATTTTCGCCAGGCCGAGCAGAAAAAGGCGCAGCTGTGGTTCGACACCGCGCAGGTCCAGCTCACACCTGCGGAACCCCTCTCGGATCTGGTGCTCTCGTCGGTGCCGCTCCCCAACGGCGCGACGCAGGAGCAGAAGCTTTCCGCCGCGATCTCGCTGCACCAAACCGTTCTCAACCAGGTCCTCGGTACCGACGGCGTGAATGCGAAGCGCACCATTCAGGCCGCGATCCTCGACGTGCTCGTGCCCGCCGGCTGGGGCGTCACCCACATCGGCTACACGTCCTACACGCGCGACGTGTCCACACCCGACCCGATGACGGGGATGCCGACCACGGTGAAGGTGCCCGTGTACGAAGAGTTTTTCTGGTCGCGCCTGTCCCCCAAAGCGCTGATGGTGCCGGCCGACTTCCGCTCGACCGACTTTGATAAAGCGCCCTGGCTCGCGCTCAAGTTCAAGATCCCCCTGTCGGCCGCGCGTCGCGAGTACGGCGAAGGCATTCCGCCCGACTACAAAGGCGGCGCCAAGCGCGACGACACGCCGATCCGCGACGACGAGCAGAAGCAGGGCAGCGGCATGGGCCAGGCCTACGATCCCTTCGTCACGGGGATCCAGATGTACTACTACGAGCCCACGCTGAACCCCGAGGCCTTCCACCCCAAGCGCGTCGTGGAATGCGTCTTTCTCCACGGGCTCGACGCCGAGGTACGCCACCGCTACCTGCCCTACCAGTCGCTCGATGCGGAAGGCCGGCTGACGGGCGACTCGATGCCGGGGTACCCGCTGCACGTGCTGATGCTGCGCGATGTCCCCGACGACAACCACGTGCCCTCGGATTCCGCGATGACGCGCCCCCTGGCCGACGAGCTGAACCAGTATCGCGGCCAGATCCTCAAGAGTCGCGACGCCTCGATCCCCTACGCCTTCTACGACGAGGACATCCTGCCGCCCGAGAAGATCGAGCGGATCACCAACGGCAAGTACGGTCCGCTGGTCCCCGTCGAAGGCGGCCGTCTCACCGCCGGCAACCCGCCGATCATCCAGGGCATCAAGCCGCAGCTCTCCCAGGAGACCTACGTCGGCCAGGAGATCATCGAGCGCGACATTGATCGCACGCTCGCGCTCGGGCCCAACCAGAGTGGCGCGCAGAATCAATCCCGCCGCACCGCCACCGAAGTCGCCACGATGCAGTCGAGTGTCGATACGCGCCTGGCCGGCGAGCAGCAAAAGGTGGTCGAGTTTTTCGTCGCCGGCGTCAGGAAGCTCGACGCCCTGGTGCAGCGCTTCTCCGACCGCACGCAGCCGATTCAGATCCTGGGCGACGACGGCGCCAAGATCTGGGTCTCGTGGAACAAGGAGTCGATCAGCGGCCGGTTCGCTTACACGATCAAGCCCGACTCGCAGATCCACGTCGATGCGGCCCAGGACCGTCAGCAGGATCTTGCCTTCTACAACCTCACGGCCCGCGACCCGTTCATCAATCGGCTGGAGCTGGCGCGCCGGCTCGCGCTCAAGTGGGGCTACAACCCCGACAAGCTCGTGGCGCCTCCGCCGCCGCAAGGGCCCCCGAAGCCAGCCGTCCAGGTGCGCGTGACTGCGGCCGATCTCGACCCGCGCCTGCCGCAATTTCCGTTCGCCATCGAGATCCTGCAGCAGAGCGGCTACCAGATCAGCCCCGAGGCGCTGCAAAACTCGGTACTCCTGGCCGGCAAGGCGACGATGCAGGGATCACTCCCCGACGACATCACGCCGCCGAAAGATTCTGGCCTCCCCAAGCCGCAGCCCGAGCACCCAGGCGCCGCCGAGCAGGTGGAGCCGATCAGCAAGCACGCCGCCGACCGTACGGGCCAGCTCCCCGGCGGCGGGTCGGAATTTGCGAAAGCGCCGATGTAGAACGGTACGCACCCTGCTAGGGCTCCCCACGAGGTTTGCTTATGCGACGACTGCTCGCGATCTTGACGCTCGCCCTGGTCGTGCCGGCGTGTACCAAAAACTACGTGGTGCCCCAGGACACCAGCGACTCGCCCGCGCCGACGCCGGTGCCGGTCACACACACGATCGAGTTTCGCGTGCTCGGGACGGTGCCGCTCGCCGACATCACGTACGGCTCGGCGCAGGACGGCACCACGATGACGGAAACCAGCGTGCCCTGGGTCTCCTCGTTTCGGACCTCACACACGACGCTGTTTGTCTTCCTGAAAGCCTCCTCGACCTTCAACGGGACGATCACGGCGCAGATTTTCGTGGACGGGCAGCTGTTCCGCGAGGCCAGCAATAACTTTCTCGGATCGACCAACGTCGCCGACGCCAGCGGCACCGTCGATCTCACCCCGTAAGGAGTCGCTATGCGTGGCCTTCTCGTACTCGCCCTCTGGAGTCTCGCGCAGCCCGTGCTGGCGCAATCGGCACCCGAGCAGGTGGTGACCCCGACCTACCTGCACGAGCGCACCTGCACGCAGATGGTGCCCTGTGACGGGCCGCTGCCGCCGTGTCCCTTCGCGGCGCCCGCCCCCGCACCGTGTACCCCGCCTGTCGTCGTGCCGGTGATTCACTACGAGATGCGATCGAAGCCGCTGTTCTGGACGGGCGCCGCACTGGTCGGAGCCGGGACCGCGTTTGCGATCGGGTCGATGACCTGGGCGCAGGAGTCGGCGATCGTCGGCTATCCCACGGCCCCATGCGGCACCGATCCGATCCTCACGCGGCTGGCCATCGCGCCGTGTCAGGTCTCGCACAACCTGCTCGCGGCTGGCGTCGCGACCGTCGGCGTCGGGGTGGGCTTGATGATCTACGGCGGGGAACGAGTCGCGGTGAATGCCGACGGGCGACAAGTGACCGTGCGCGTGCGGTTCTAAGTGAGGGCGGGCTCGTGACTGCTGTTGGGAAACGTCGCTGCCCCGGTGACGTGAGCGGCTGACGAGCCCCCCTCTTCAGCGAGGATCAATGGATCTGCAACACGATGGCGAGCGGATCGCGGTGGGCGCCCTGACGGCGGTCGATTCCATCGTGGCGCGCGACAAACTCTCCCCGCCGGCGCAGTGCGATCTGCTGGAGATCGTCCTCCACGTGATCGACGCGCACCGGGACCGTCTCATCGAGGTACACCACCTTGACCCCGCGACTGACGATCTGTGACCGCTGCTCGACGCTGCTGGAAGTCGGCGACTGGCCCTTCTGTCCGCATGGCCCGGGACGCGTCACCGTCATCAGCGACTCGATCCCCGGTGGGCAGCTGATCGAAAACCTCGGGCCGGAACCCGTGCGTGTGTACTCCGAAACGGAACGCCAGCGGATCATGAAAGAGCGCGGCCTGGTCGATGCGGTGCGGCATCGTGACGGATCGAAACTCACCTCCAATTGGGCCGGCGGCGCGACCGCGAAGATGCTGGAAGACGCCACCGAGCTGGTGAGCCGTCCCGCCCGTCGTACTCGAGCGGATGAGCTAGACGCCGACGTGCCCGTGACGATCACCGTGACCGAGCGTGGATCCTTCTCGGTGCCGCCCGACGGAGAGCCGCATGCCGACTGAAGACCTCGACCGCATGGAGATGACCAGGAAGGAGATCCAGCAGCTCATCGCGATCGAGCCCGTCCTGCGTCGCCTGGGCCTCTCGCTCTACTGCCTGCGCTGCCACGCGCGGGGGATCCCCGACGGCGTGCGTGCGGCGAACAACGAGACCGATCCCGAGCTGGTGGTCGAGTGTGGGTGCATGACGAGGCGCTACAAGAACCTGTTGTAGATCCTCTGCGGTTGAGGACTCCCTTGACGCGCTTCTCTACACGTCGGCATCGTCTCGACCATGCCAGACGACACCCGCCCGTCATTCGGGCAGGCTTTGGAAGGGGCATCGGCCGGGGCCGGGAGCACTGACTCCACGACGCCGTCGGTACCTTCTGCAGCAACAGACGGCTCGTCCCCGTCTCTGACGACCTCCTCCGTTCCTAATCCTGGTGCG